GGTATTCCAACGATGAAGTTATGGATTACTTTGTCGCTAATTTTGTTAATGATCCTAAAGGATATCTACAGTCTTTTAGTAAGGATATCTACACCGATTGGAAGACGAATCGAGAGTCTTTTACATATAAATTTAAACAGGATGTCAATACATTATTAGATGATTACCAGACTCCTTACACAGAAGCATTTGAAAAATTATTTACTCTGGAATCTGGACATCCTCCAATCATTAAACATTACCTTGCTGGCAATATCTCTATCGAAACATTAGTCGTATTTGAAAGATGCTTAGGATTCGTCTCTAATTTTGATAAGAAGTTGAACGATCCTATATGGAAAGATATCCGCATCAGAACATTAAAGTATGCGCCTTTTGTTAATATAAACTGTCAGATTTACAAGAAGGTCTTACTAGAAACCATCAGGACGAAGTTATGAGTTTTTTTCAATCAGAACAAGTACAAGGAAACTTACAAGACATTTTTAATACCTATCAACAACTGTCATACATGACATCTAGACTTCCTGGAATGAACAAGGAAGAAAAGAAAGACCATATTGAAAAGTGTAAAACTTTGATTGAAAAGCAAAGAAACTTTTACACTCGTTTATGTCTTGCTTCCTCTACTGATGAAGAGGCAGCAGAGATGAAGACTCGAATTGATGCTTTGTCTCACGCCTTTGGGTATTCACATCTTGCTGAGTGCCTGGAGGCTATGGTTAGGACACTCGAACAAGCGGCAAAGAAAGAGTTTGACACCTGATATATATTATGCTATCCTTACAGGGTAGTCAATCAAATACAACTACACACAATCAATACGGAGAATACGATTATGTCATTCGCATCCCTCAAGAAAGCGTCTTCCGCTGGCAACACGTTTGCTAAGTTGACCCGAGAGATCGAAAAACTAAACCAACCAGCAGCAGGTTCTGGCGCTGATGAGCGTCTTTGGAAACCTGAACTGGACAAGTCTGGTAACGGG